ATGGTTGAAGGTGACACAGGTTCAGCATCACTGAACGAATTCGCTGACAATTTATCCGAAACTTGGCCTGGTCGTACCGATTTTGTTGTTCGTGGTTCCAAAAAGATTAATGTTTATCGACTTGATACTTGGTTGAATATCTTTGCACCAGAACTTACGAAGATTGACCATCTGCATATTGATGCACAAGGCTCAGACCTTGCTGTATTGAAAGGTCTAGGTAAAAAATTATCAATGGTTCAATCTGGTGTTGTTGAAGTACCACAAGAAGACAAACTCCGTCTTTACAAAGGTCAACACACAAAACAAGATGCATTGGACTTTTTGGAACAAAATGGATTTGTGATTGATAAAATTACATCACAAGTGAATGAAGATAATTTATATTTTGTGAGGAAAACATGAACGTAGCAGTAGTATTAACAGGACACATGCGTTGTTGGGAACAAGTTTATCCCAATTTTAAAGTGCATATTGTTGATAGATATAATCCAGATGTTTTCATTCACACCTGGGGTGATGAAGCATATTGGGACCCACATAGTCAGGCTGGTATTGTCGAAGATGCACCAATGATTGATAATGATGCAATTATTGAAACTTACAAACCTGTGGATTTTATCGTTGAAGACTATGAAGACTACAAAGAAGATTTTGCAAAACGTGCAGAGTTTTACACAAACTTCTATCATGTTCCGAAGAACATTATTTCTATGCTGTACAAACTTGGTTCAGGTATGTTGATGCTTGAAGACCACATGTTTAAGACTGGCAAACAATATGATTTGGTCATTCGTATGCGTCCAGATTTAACATTCAATGAACCATTGCCAGATTTTAATCCACAAAAGTTCTACACTCTTGGATATAGAAATCACATGGGTCAAGGCACTTCTGATATGATTCAGGTTGGCAACTTCTTCTCAATGTGTTTATTCTCAAAAGTATTACATTTCTTGCCGCAAGTTTATCGTGAAACCGGACTCCTATGTCCACATGTTATATCAGAACAATTCATTCGTAGGATTGGTTTACCTTGGGAAGAATTTATGATTAACAAAACAATCATGCACACACCACTCGGTGAATACAAACACAAAAGTCTATATCAATGAAATACATTGCACATCGTGGACTCTTTCAGGGTCCAGACAAAGGAAAAGAAAATCGGCCGAGCCAAATCCTGTTGGCTCTCGACAAAGGTTATGATTGTGAAATTGATGTTTGGTGGATAAAAAACGAATGGTGGCTAGGTCACGATGAACCTCAATACACGGTCGAAGAAGAATTCATCGGTAAGCAAGGCCTTTGGTTACATTGTAAAAACCTAGAAGCACTACATGAATTAATCAGTAGACCCTTTAAGTATGTTTATTTTTGGCATCAAGAAGATGATTTCACTCTAACTTCAAATGATGTAATTTGGACCTATCCAGGAAAACACCTAACTAATAACTCCGTTGCTGTTGTACCAGAAAGGTGCGACAAGTATTGGGAATACGTAAAGACCGTTGATATTGTTGGAGTGTGTACAGATTATGTCGAAAAATTCATCACTGAAACTATCCCTTTGTCTGTCGGGACAATCTAGAGGCCTATTTGAAGCACACAAGTACGTTAGGAAGAATTTACTTGACGTATTTGATGTTGATGTATTTGTACACACGTGGAAACCACAAGGTGGTATAACACAACTCAAAACATATGAAGATATAAACTTCATATACAATCCAATCTACAATGCATACGATTATCCGTTACCGGAGAACACCAACTCCGACATGATGGTTCCGAATGCGTCACATCCAGCAAACTTCTGCACATCGATGTTCTATTCAATCTATAAGGCAAATGACCTTAGGATTCGCCATCAGATGCTGAAGGGTGTAAAATATGATTTTGTCATCCGTTCCAGATTCGACCTCGCACTCAATAAAGTTATAGATTTTAACTCATTGGAAAAAGGTAAAGTTTATGTATCTAAAGATACGGATGGACCAAATCCATTATTGAACGACCAATTTGCTATTGCTGATCCTGATACGATGAATATCTATTCATCAACTTTTTTATATCTCCGAAGATTGTATGATTCCGGAGTTTCTCTTTGTGGCCACGAAATGCTCCAAAAGCAACTAACAAGGAATTCTATCCCAGTTGAACGTATTGATATTGACCATCCATTCGTTGATGGTAAATTTAATATTGGAAGACACTCTTTAATTAGAAGTGATATGGACAAATGGGTGGATACAAAGATTTGGGGCTACTAAATACCTAAACCTAATAGTCACAGCGTACTACTCAGAGGATTTAATGTTACCGTTTTCCAGATTTTTAATTGAACAAGAAGACACCGAAGAAGGTGCGAGCCGTCAGATTAAACACTTGACGCACGTAGAAGACCGCCCGCTCCAGAACGGAGAAAGGGGTGCTAAACACGCTATCGCTTCTTTGACTACGGCAGCCCAACACATACAGCAAGGTAAAAAGAGTTCAGAACTCACCACGAAATATGATGGTTCTCCTGCTATTGTTTATGGACGCCATCCAGAAAATGGCAAGTTTTTCGTAGCATCGAAATCTGCTTTCAATAAAACACCAAAGATTAATTACACACCCGCTGATATTGAAAAGAACCACGGACATGCTCCAGGTCTAGTCAAAAAGCTAAACGATGCACTACAGCATTTACCAAAAGTTGCACCAGAGAAAGGTGTTTATCAAGGTGATATGATGTTCTCACATGAAGATAAAACACCAGCTAAGGGTGGTGGAACATCTTTTCATCCAAACCCATCAGGATTAACATACACAGCACATGGCACACATGAAAATGCTGTTAAGAAGGCCAAGATTGGAGTTGTTACACACCTTTCTTATTCAGGTAAAGATGCTGGTAGTTTAAATGCTTCACATGAAGTGAACCACGAAAAGTTCAAACAACATCCAGATGTGTTCTCTGTTGATCCTAGAATGGATACATCCAAAGTGCATTTTGGTCCCAAAGATCGTGCTGAATTCAATAAACATATTGCCGCCGCACAGTCTGTGCATGACACTCATGGTGGTGACATGTATGCTGGCACTTCAACACATCATGGTGTTGGTGGTCATTTAGAAACATATATGAATCACACTGTTCGAACAGGTGAAACTCCAAACCACCAAAATTTCAGTAATTGGTTGGAAACCAAAAAGAATAAAGAAATCGATAAACTGAAGGTCGAAAAGAATAGAACAGCCAAGCAGACCGAAATGAAGGATGAATTGGGTAAAATCGATAGGAATAGAAAACACTACAATAATCTATTCAAAATGCACCAGCATTTGCAGAAAGCAAAAAACGTGCTAATCAATGTGATGAATCAACATCAAGAGTTTCAACATGAACATGGTGGTGAAGCGGCTAATCCAGAGGGTTATGTTTTTCACCATGGAAATGAATCTGATAAATTTGTTAACCGTGCAGAATTTTCACGTAGGAATTTTGCAGGTATAAGGAACATTTAAAATGACTTTTTTAAGTTTTAAACAATTGGAGTCTTATCGTTTGCATGAAGGTCGTGCAAGGATGGCTTCTTCTGGTGTCGCCGCCGAAGATCATTTGATTAAATATGTTTTACCTCATTTAAATTCGGAACAACATACACATACTTTGGCTACAGAACATGAAGATTTGCCAGCAGGTTCTCATGTTAAATTAAAAAGTTTTGATGTTATCAATGATAAAGTTCATGTTCACGCCGAAGATCAAAGTGGAAATGACCAACTAATTCCCTTGTCAAAGTTATATAAACCAGGTGAAGCGCCAGCAAATAGGGGACATGACTATGAAAATAAATTTGTTGATAGATTGAAGAAACATGGTATTATGCCACACCATCTTTCAGGTGCAGGTTCAACCGCAGGTACAGATTTTGCTGTCGAAAATAGAAAAAAGAAAATATCACATCCAGGTGCCGTTACTGGTTCTCTATTAAATGGAGAAACAAAAGATGGTGTCACAGCATCTATGGGCCAATTAACAATACACCACACAAAAGAAAAAGGTTGGCACATTGGTGATAAAGCAAAACAAAATAGACCAAAATACGCAGAAGAAATCCGAAAAGCTGGTATTTTAGAATACATGAACAAGATGCATGGTGAACCCGATAAGGCTGAATCAACGGGTTCAGGTAGAGCAAAAACAATCGAATTAAAGCATCCCAACTTGGATCCAGCACATGCATACTTACAAGACCATCATGTACATGTGTTACAGGTTGGTGGATATGGAACTTATAGTGTTGGTAAAAAAGATGAAACTGGCCATGGACTTCCTAATATATCTGGCAAAGGTGCCTGGAGAATTAGAGAAAAGCAAAAGGGTAATAAATTTGCTAGGACTGTAGCATTTCATCCTGATGGTAAATCTGGTTTAAATAAAAGCACTTATGATTTAGATAAAGATGAAGATTTACACAACTTTAAAACGACTTTAGGGCATAAAGATTAAATGAAATCATTTTTAGAAAACTTAGAAGCAAATTCTAAAACCCACAAGCCTGTGGTGATGGCGTTTGGTCGCATGAATCCTCCAACTACAGGACATGAGAAGCTGGTCAATAGAGTTAAAGACATTGCAAAAGATTACAATGCACCGCATCACATTATCATTTCACATTCCGTGGATGCTAAAAAGAATCCGTTAGATATTGCTTCAAAATTAAAACACGCAAACCGTTTCTTTCCTAATACTAATATTGAAGCATCGTCTAAAGAACATCCAACATTCTTGCAACATGCGGCAAGATTACATGCTATGGGTCACGATCATTTAATTATGGTTGCAGGTTCAGATAGAATACCTGAATATGAAAAGAAGTTGCAACAATATAACGGTACAGCAAAAGGCTCACTCTATAACTTTAAGAAAATTGAAGTGAAGTCTGCTGGCCAACGTGATCCTGATGCAGAAGGTACGGAAGGAATGTCAGCATCAAAGATGCGTGAACATGCACAGAACAATGATTTTCATTCTTTTAAACAGGGTATTCCACACCATGTTCCAGAGAAACATGCACGTGAATTGTTCCGTGATGTTAGAGGTGGAATGGGCATACATGAGAATGTTAATCATGGTATGTTCAAAGCCATTTTCATTTCTGGTGGTCCAGGTTCTGGTAAAGATATTATCATTCGTGAAGCCATTGCAGAACAAAATGCTGTCGAGATTACTTCAACCACCGCAATCTCAATTCTAAATGATAAGCACAAGTTGTATGAATTTGCACGTGATGGCCGCCGTGAAGCAATTCGTCAACGTCAACCATTAATTATCACCGGCACGACAAACGAACAGTATAATATTATTGCCATTCGTGAAGAACTTGAAGAACTTGGTTACGAAACAATGATGATTTTCGTCAACACATCGAACGAATCATCTAGAAAGCGTAATGAACGCCACGAAAGAATGATGGCGGAATCTGTACGCCAAGAGAGATGGGAAGTCACACAACTTGTGGCAGAAAAATTCAATCAGGAATTCAAGAAGTATTTGGAGTTTGATAACTCCATCGACCTGAATGAAGCAAATGAAATTGAAACGTCAGAGAAAGAGGAAGACATTTCTATCATATACGAAATGACTAACTGGTTCTTTGATACCCCTGTTGAGAATGAAATAGCCGAATCTTGGATGATTCGACACAAAAAACATAACATCAATAAGATGTTTGAAAACTTTATAACAAAACCTACATTAGAAAAGGGATATAAGAAATATGTTACAGAAACTAAAACAAATAGCAAAGCTGTTCTTACCGAAGGACCAAGTTGCTCCTGCGGAGACAAAACCACATCCTCTGGACGGTCCGACCAAAAAAGCGGTTCTTACAAGCGTTTCAGACTTGCCGACAACATCTGTCCAAGCTGTGAACTCGTCAGAAGACAAGGTAAGCCAGACGACATTAAAGACGGAGGAGTTACCTCAAACTCCAGCTACACCTTCAGAACCTATGAAAGCAGTAGCCCAACCATCACCGTCAAAAGTCCAGCAAAAGAACCCCGTTTCCAACAAGACAACGACAAACAGAAAGCCAAGAGGCAGAAAGCCTCAGGCGCCGAAGCAGGCAAAGTGATAAAGGCGGCAGGTGTTACACCTGAATACGATACACGTGGTTCAGGTACAGTTTATCCAATGTCCGGTCTCGGTATGGTTACATATAAAGAACAGACAGCGCATAAATATACCAGTACCGCAGAGGTGACACGCAAATCTTTCAATAAGTTTAGACAAGAATCAATTGATTCTCCTAGCACAGAAATGGGAGTCACCGGTGGAGACCATGGACCATCTAATAAAGAACCGATGGAAACTTTAAATAAGATTGAAACCAACCCTAAGAAGAAAAAGAAATGAAAAGTTTCAAACAATTTTTAGAAGAATCAGCCGCATGGCAGAGAAAAGCAGGTAAAAATCCCGAAGGTGGATTGAACCGTAAAGGTATTGCTTCTTATCGCCGTGAGAATCCAGGTTCTAAACTATCGATGGCCGTGACAACACCACCTTCCAAATTGAAACCTGGAAGCAAAGCGGCTAATAGAAGAAAATCATTCTGTGCTAGAATGGGTGGAATGCCAGGTCCTATGAAGGATGAAAAAGGTAGACCAACTAGAAAAGCATTATCACTACGCAAATGGAACTGCTAATTTAAACGGAGAAATAAATGTTCAACAAAAACGTATTCACCCAAAAGGACCCAATCGCTGACCTTATTAAGGATATCAACGAAGCCGACTATAAGGCAAAAATGGAAGCATTGAAGGGTAATCAGCACAAAATCGATAAAAATAAAAACAATAAGATTGATGCTCACGATTTCAAAATTCTCCGTGGCGAAAAGAAAGTCAACGAAGAAGAAATTGAAGAAGACTCAAGTGTTAAAATTCCTACTTCCACTGGAACAAGAGTTTTGGGGCACCGTTATGGTAATGCCGCTAAAACGCACCGTGATTCCATGGCTGATCCATTTGCAGTAGTTAAAGGTCCTGGTCAAAAAGACATAGAAGCACTTGAAAAGAAAAAGGTGAAAAAGGAAGAAATTGATCCTAACAAAGTAACTACTGATACTTTGGCTGGAGTTGTTAAAGGTAAAACAGCAAATCCATTTGCACCAAAAAAGGTTATGATTGACGTTGCAGGTAACGTTAAAGAAGAAACCGAAGATTTGGAAGAAGCTAAGTTTGATGCAATGAAACACATTAAGAACCCATCTCCTGCCGTCAAAGCTGCCGCTAAAGATGTCAAGCGTTCTAGTTATGCTGACCGTGCCGCTTTGATGAAAGCTGGTGGTGTTAAAGATGACCGTGGTCCACGTGGTGTGACACAAGAAGAAGTTGAAGAATTGGACGAACGTGAACTTTCTAAAGGTGAAACTGCCGAGAAAGAGCGCATCGTCAAAGGTATGAAAAAATCTCTAGCAGGTTTCAAATCACGTTACGGCGACAAAGCAAAATCTGTAATGTATGCTACAGCAACAAAGGCCGCTAAAAAGGACTAAGCAATGAGCAAAGCCGGTAAATTAGTCAAGAACCTGGTGAAGGCCAAAAAAGAATCCGTAATGGGTAAACTTGGCGATTCACCTTATGAGGATCCAATGGAACCTTGGTCTGCAAAATATCAACAACCCGTCAAAGAAGAAGTTCTGAATGAAGATGGACTTCTAATGAAGTACATTCGTTCGCTTGGCTTCAATCCCGAGTTTATGACTTTTGCACAGCGTTCATCATATGCACGATCAAATGCGTTCAAGCGTTTTAAGGTGGGTCACACTTTTGATGCCGCAAAACAGAACATTAAAAAGGAAGAAACTGAACAAGTTTCTGAAGCCGGTTTCGTTGATGTTTCACGTATGAGCAATCGTGAGATTCAACGCATGGGACATGCAGATGATGATGAACCGACACAACGTTCTTATAACAAACCTGCGGATCATCCACATGCTGTTCATATTAATGGTAAAAAGTGGAAATCATTCGGCTCACAGTCTCATGCTACAAACGTAGCCAAAAAAATCAAAGGTGCAACTGTTCACCGTGAAGAAGTTAATGAAGAATCTGAACAATTAGATGAAGCTGGAACAGGCCTTCTAATGTCTTTCATTAAGTCTAAAGGTTTGAATCCTTTGACCATGGACGGCAATCAAAAGAAAGCATATGCACGTTCTTCTGAATTCAAAATTTTCAAGATGCGCCACGTGAAAGAAACATCTGGTATGGGTGAACGTGGTGACGATTGGAACGAAGAAAAGAAACAGGTTAAAGAAGCTGTTGATGAAAAAGATACAGTAACAATGGATATTCCATTACTCATTCGTGTTCTTGAATATGCACGTGAAGATGCGAAAACTGATATGGACCTGCACAAAGTTGTTGAAAATCTAATCAACATGCGTGGTGAAGGTGCATTGTCGATGGACATGTACAACAAGATTGTTGCAATCAAAGAAGAACTTGAAAAGTTGGATGAACTTTCCTCCGACCTTCTAGGTCGCTATAAAAAAGCCGCAGGTGCTCAAGCATCCGCCGCAGATAAATCCGGTGATATTGCAAAAGGCAACAAACGCTTTTCTGGTATAATGAAAGCTACTAGAAAACAGTTCGACAATGATGCTAAAAAAATCAATGAACTGAAAAAGATGCCCGATAATATGGATGCCGATGACCATATTACACGTGAAGATTTACGCAAATGGTTTAGCAAAACTGATCCAGAGGGTGATTGGAAAAGAATCAATTCAAAAGGTGAAGTAGCAGGTCCGTGCGCCAGGGAACCAGGTGAACCAAAACCAAAATGTATGTCAAAAGAAAAACGTGCTGAACTCAGTAAGAGTGAACGTGCGGCCGCAGTTGCAACAAAGAGAAGACATGATCCAGTTGCAGACAGAGCAGGTAAAGGTGGTAAACCCGTTAATGTTTCAAATTACGGCAAAGGTAAACTCAGTGAAGAAGAAGTTGATGAAGCATGTTGGGACACACACAAACAAGTTGGCACCAAAATGAAGGGTGGCAAAGTTGTACCAAATTGTGTACCTAAAAATGAAGAAACCGAACAAATTGATGAGAAAAATAAGCCAACAAATCCTGCACTATGGTCCAGAGCAAAATCAATGGCCCGTTCCAAGTTCGATGTTTATCCTTCAGCATATGCAAATGGTTGGGCATCAAAATGGTACAAGTCTAAGGGTGGTGGTTGGAAGTCCGTCTCAGAAGATACCGTACAAGAAGGTATTGGCGGCATCGAAGATTCCCCCCTATCTGCTACAAACTCCGTTAAGGCTATGGAATCAGAACACCGCAAGAAGAACATGAAATCAGCACGTATCATTAAATCCATCTATAAAAAGAAGGGTAAAAATGAAAGCATGTATGATTGGGAAAAAGACGATAAGCCCAATGCCAAAATCACATTACAGGGTGGCACTACTATGACAGGAAAGCCACGTGATACCGTAGAGATTGAGCCTGTTCTTAAGACCAGACCAAATTCACAGAAACAATAAATAGTAAATA